CGATAAGGTAACACTAATAATTACAGATGAAGAAGGCAATACAACAGAAATTACTGTACCTCTTGGTTCTTTTTCTTTCTAGTTGTGCATTAATTGTAGATCCTTTATACAATGGAATACCTCCAATAAGAAGTATTGAGTCAGCAGAAATCGGTGCTTTATTAACTAAATTATCAGAAGCAATTGAACCAGAAAGAAAACCTGTAGTGGCTGTATACCCAAACTCTTTTAAAGACGATACAGGACAGCGTAGATCTAATAGTCAGTATGCTAGTTTTAGCACAGCAATAACACAAGCCCCAGATGCTTATTTGATTAGAGCACTAAAACACTCTAATGTATTTGATGTAGTAGAACGTAAAGGTTTAGATAATTTAACTAAAGAACGTCAAATTATTCGTACTACTAGAGAAAGTTTTGATGAAATACAAAAAGTTAAACCTTTATTGTTTGCTGGTCTATTAATGGAGGGTGGAGTTGTAGGCTATGAAACTAATATTAAATCAGGAGGTGCTGGAGCAAGATATCTTGGAATTGGTGCATCAAAAGAGTATAGACAAGATTCTGTAACTATATCTTTACGTACAGTATCTGTGAGCACCGGTAAAATATTACTTGAAGTATTAGTAACTAAATCAATTCTTAGTGCATCTGTGTCAAATGACATATTTAGGTTCTATGCCAACAACACTGAATTAGTTGAAATTGAGAGCGGTATAGTAGAAAATGAGTCTGTAAACATTGCTTTACAGATGGCAATAGAGACAGCAGTGTTACAAACAATAGAGGAGGGTTATAAAGAGGGCTATTGGAAACAAAGAAAGGTAGAAGAATGAAAAAACTCTTAATAATATTATTTATGTCCCTTCCTCTGGTCGGTGCTGACAATGAAATATTCATAGACCAGTCCGGGGCTACATCTAATTTAGACATAGAACAAGTAGGAGGTAGTGGCAACATCATTGGTGGTGCTGACGCAACAGCTGGTTCTATGACTGCATTAGATATTGATGGCGGAACTATGACGCTAGACATCTTGCAGAAAGGCTCTACAAATAAATTCTTAGGAGACATCTGGGCGGATAACTACACAGGTTACTTTTCATTTATAGGTGATACCAATACATTTAATATGTCTACTGATGAAACCAACGCTACTGGAGCTGACGGTTCTAACGTAAACGTGCAAGTTACAGGTAATACAAACACCATGACATTAAACCATGCCATGACTGCACTAGCAGCAAACTTAGATTTAGACTGGACTATTCAAGGTGATACCAACAACATTACCGCAGCTATAGATGTTGATGGTGCTACTAACTATATGAATATTGACGGTGATGATAATGTTGTTACTTATGATGGAGATGGTTACGCTGGAGGCTACTTTCACCTTACGCACACAGGGGGATCAAGAACATTTAACATAGATCAGGAATCTACATCTGATAATGACTGGCTTAAAATTACATCTGATGGCTCTAGCGGTACTGTCTGTGTTACTCAGTCAGACGCAACAACTTCATTCGTCTGTTGATATAGGTTCTATATCTGAACTTAGAGGCAACGCACAAGTTCTAAGAGATAAACCCTACGGAGCTGAACTAGAATTTAACATACAACAAATGGATGATGTCCGCACAGAAGCGGGCAGAGTTGCCATAACTTTTGAAGATTCTTCTACAGTCAAACTAACAGAGCATTCTAAGTTAGTTATAGACGAATACATTTACGACCCCGACCCATCTAAATCTAAGATGGCGTTGAAGTTTGCTAGTGGTACTGCACGTTTTATCACAGGTAAATTTAATAACAAAAGCAATATATCTATTAAAACCCCTACTGCTGATATAGCTATACGTGGCACAGACTTTACATGCACAGTAGATGAGCTTGGAAGATCGCTTGTAATCCTGTTGCCTGATGAAAATGGTATATCTAGTGGAGAGATCCTAGTGTCTACAGCTATGGGTAGCGTCACATTAAACAAACCTTATCAAGCAACTACTGTTTCTGTTTATGAAAACAATCCTACTGCACCTGTACAGCTAGACATAACGCTTGAACTAATAGACAACATGCTGATTGTAAATCCACCTAAACAGACAGACGAATCGTTGGAGCAAATAGAAACAAGAACCACGGTTGACTATTTAGATTTTAACGATCTTGAAATAGATTTTCTTAATGAAGACTTTTTAAATGCAGAAAAAGAATTAGAGTTTACTGAATTAGACATTAACTATTTAGACGTAAATTTTCTTGAAGACTTACTTAACGTATTAGATGCTCTTGCTATATCTAAAGAAGAAGATGCTCTTAAACAAGGTGGTGTAGGTATCCGTATAACTGGAACAGAAATAGGACAAGATAAAGATACACAGATCACAACCATCATAGCTGGACAAAATATAAGTTTGACTAGAAAAGTAAGTCAAAGTGCTAAATTAAATTTAGATGGATCAGAAAGTTATACAATTATACTAATACAAGATGGTGTATCTAACACTGTTAAAGTAAATGGTGGATCTTCAACTACGATTACAATAAAACAAGGATCAGGATGAAAAAATTACAGTTACTTGGTTTGATACTATTGCTTGGCACACCCTTGGTGCTACAGCTCACACCCCTAGAGATACTAAAGCTCAAGGTATTTGATTCATGGATCAAGGACCAAGAACCTTCTGGGTACTTTACGGTGCTGAACATTACCGAAGAGGATATTGCAAATGAAGGAGGATACCCTTTATCTAGGCAAACACTAGCACAAATTCAAATCAATCTTTTACGTAAGGGAGCAACTGGGGTGGGATGGGTAATAGCTTTTCCACAGCCTGATAGATTTGGTGGGGACTTTGAGTTTGCAGAGGCTTTATCTTTTTCTCCCAGTGTACTGGCTATGTTTGAAGGAGAGGGTGACTATCCTCCAACAACAGGGACAGTTATCTTGGGAGAAGACACGGGGGGCATTTTAGCTACGGGGGCTATACAAAACATTAAAGTGTTACAGAAAAGTGCAACACAGGGTCTAGCTGTAGCCAGGACTGATGTAGACAACTTAGTCCGCAGATTACCTTTGTTGATGCGTACACCTGATGGGTGGGTATCTGCATATGGCACAGAAGTATTGAAAGTTTTAGCAGGAGCAGACACTTACGTTATAAAGACGAATGATAATGGTATAGAAGAAATCAGGGTAAAAGGGCTCCCACCAGTAAAAACAGACAGTTTAGGGCGCAAGTGGATAAGTTTCGTGAATACCTCGCAAACAAATTTAAAAGAAATGGATGTAGAAAATAAGTTTGTTTTCGTAGGATTTACTGCAAAAGGCATCATGCCGCAGATAGCTACGCCCGCAGGATTGTTAGAGCCACATAAAATACAAGCAGCTCTTGCCGAAAGTATATTGATTGAGGATAGTCCTTACATACCTGACTATGCTTTAGCTGTAGAACTAGCCTCCTTAGTTCTAGCTGTGTCCTTGATGTGGTTTTTTATAAATACGTTTGGCATAACTCTAGGGGTGACGTACGCAAGTATCTTTATGATTGCTACTCTGTTTCACGGACATTGGATGGTGCAACAAGGACTATTGATAGACGTAACATGGACTTTTATATCTGAGTTTATTACAGGGACGGTGGCTTTCTACTTACGTTTCAGGGAACAATACAAGCTACGCCAGCAAATCAAAAAACAGTTCGAACATTACCTCGATCCTAGGCAGGTAAAGGCTTTGCAGGATGATCCGAGTCTACTAAAGTTGGGCGGAGAACGAAGGAACTGCACATTTTTGTTTACAGATGTACGTGGTTTTACTGCTATGAGTGAGACCATGGAACCAGAAGAAGTAACAAAGATTATGAACCAGGCTTTGACTATACAATCAGACACAGTTAAGAAGTACGATGGCATGGTGGATAAGTATATTGGTGATGCAATGATGGCTATATTCAATGCGCCCTTGGACATAGACAACCACGAAGAAGCTGCAGTGTTGTGCGCAAAAGAAATACAAGACCAGTTTAAGTCTTCAAAAATTTCTGTGGAGATTGGTATTGGCGTAAACACGGGTCCAGCTGTGGTCGGTAACATGGGATCTGAAACTAGGTTTGACTACACAGCTATAGGCGACACGGTAAATCTAGCAGCCAGATTAGAATCCAGCACCAAAGAAGTAGGTAAAGATATAGTCATTGGAGAGTCCACAGCAAAAGCATGTTCTTTCCCTCTAGCGGTACTGCCTTCGATCACTGTTAAAGGTAAACAGGACAGGATAAACATATTCACCTTGATGCCCTAATC